TAATCAAAGTGCTCCTTGCTAATACTAATTTGTCTCATGTTCATAGTGTTAACGCCACTGCTGTCGTGGATGGCATGCCTAAAGTGCTCGGAGTTAAGGATATTATCCAATACTGGTATGTGCAACGCAAAAATTACTTGACTGAACGGTTCGTAAATGAGCAGTTAGGTGTTGATAAAGCCATAGAACGCCTATGCGGTATTGAAAAAGTGCTCGGAGACACCTCTATGTTGGTGGAAATCTTAAAAAAATCTAAAGATCGGGCTGCTGCGGTCAAATCTTTGCGGTCTAAGTGGTCTTTGAGCGAGTTTCAGGCCGAAGAAGTGCTCAAAACACCGCTCTCGCGGCTTATCAAGACGGAAATTGCCGACTTAAAGGCAAAAATTGCCTCTTTACGGGGTAGAAAGGCGGAAATTACCGCCATTTTGGCCAGTGAGGACCGGTTAGACGACGAGATTGTCACTCAAATCACCACTTTTAAGGGGTTTTCATCGTCTAGACGGGCCAAATACCACACCAGCGAGGCAAAAACTCGTTTAAAGACTAAAAAATTGGTTAAAGCATGACCCCGACAGACCTAATCTGTATTCTGATCTTGAGTTCGATCCTTATTTACAACGATCGCAGTTTTTTCGCCACCGTATATCTGTATTTGACTCTCTACCCTCAGTTGTGGTGGCAAAAGGCCGTTCTCTGGCTCAAGCTCTGGCCGCAGTTGCAGATGGACCGCTGGTACCTTACGAATCGCAACAAGGGGGTTGCAAAGACCCCAGACAGGTTTGTTAGGATGGCAGAACAATTGACCAAAGAGATCAATGACGCTGCAGGACGAGCTGAACAGCCTCAAGACGGAGATTGAGACCAATGGGATCAGTGTCGTTGGTAGCGAAACTCTGGAACGTTACGCGCAGTTATCAGTGCAGTATTGGCAGAATGTCCAATCTGGACCGTACAACTCCGTGGTACGAATGGCTCAGCTACACTGAGTGCTGCAACTCTTTGGGGGTTGTACCCTCGTACCCCCGTTTTAGTCGGTATCGTCAATATCTGCAGTCTGTACAGACTGACACAATCGTGCTAGACTTTTGACGAAACAAGGTCGCTTCATGAGAATCACCAGGGTTGTCAGTTCCGAGGTGTGGCAGACAGTCAGACCTGAAATGATCAAAACCTTGCAGTTGTGGGTAGATGCCAAAGGGGAAAACTACCTCTACCCGTTTCAGGAGAGGCAGGCAGGAATGTCCAGAGAATATAGTAAAGACGTCACCTTGTTGGAAGGATATAATCTAAAATTTACAGCTCATAGTGTGTTAAAATTGTTGGAAAAAGCTATATTAATTTCTGGGGATACACCTGAGGGCATGGAGTATCAGATTAAGAAGGTCTTTGGTCCAGAGGGTAAAATTAAAGGTACAGTGCCAGGCACTCTAAGGTTCTACTCCAACCGCCATATCTGTTTCTGGACAGGTAAAAACTGGCGGAGGATCACTCCTTGATTAGGTATCCCGGACGCGATGCAATTACTGCTGAAAAGTTTGTTAATAACCACCGTCCGGATTTTTCCACGCACAAAATCTGCGACTTGAACCTGTCTACGGGTTCTTTGTTGTACCGCTGTTCTCCGTCCAGTTGGGGATTTACCAGAGAAAAACACATAATCGAGCTACACCAGTTTTTTCAGGTCAAGTCTTGCATCTCGTATTTGAGGCGTTGCTGGGAAGAGGACTTCAAGTCCGGACAATCTGAGCAAGCTTATCTCAAGCAACGGTCTCTGTTCAACTCTAAGCGGCCCCGTATACAAAATTGGTCGGACTGCGCGAGATTATATTGTTTACTGACAGCTAGCGGATATGCGTATAAGTATAGTAACAAAGCGTATAGCGCGTCATATTTTCCATACTCTCTCGATCTGAGTGATTTGCAGGAGAAATCCAACCTCGCCAGGGAGAAAAACCCTAATCTTGTCCCCGGAGACTTGTTAACTTTCGACGATTCAAAACTCTCCGAAGATGTTGTTGCATATTTTCACATGCCGGGAAGGTTTGACAGGTATGGTTACAACTACGTATGGAGCAGGAGAAAAATGAACCATGTAGTGAAAGCGTTTAATGAATTAAATGTACTAGGTCATAAGGTTTGCCTGTCCACCTTGTATGAAAGTCGGGGGCTTAAAGTTCACAATGTTGACCTTTTTCCAGACTTTGGTCGGCATGTTGTTGTACACTCCGACGACACCAGATACGGGTTTAATCGCCGTACTTCCGAAATCTACTACGTGAACTTTTAACCAATGGGACAGCACTTCCTTGTCGATCTATTTGAAGTCGATAGACTGCTTCTGGAAGACATGCAATCTTTTATCGATTTTATCAGACCGCTTCTACGGGAGTGTATGGCAGAGGTTTTAAGCGATTGTTACCACAAGTTCCCTGGAGAAGGGGGGTACACCTACCTCGCCTTGTTGTCCACGTCACATTTTTCAGCTCACTCCTGGCCCGAGAAAAATAGCATTGCTATTGACATGTTTTCTTGCGGGTCTATCCAGTCTGAACACCTTGTATCTGAGGTGCTGAGGTATTTCAAGCCTCAAAGCTACAACATTAAGAAAGTTGTACGGTGAGTTGACAGAACCGTCCTATTGCTAGTAGACTGTGTCAGTCTGAACATCTCAGCATGGCACCAGCAGGGAAGAAGAAGAGCTTGACAACGGTCTCGTCTCTCCCGCACCAGCAGGCAAAACCAAAGAAAACCCGTCAAGGAAACTCCAAGCGCACCTTGCTCTCTGCGACTTCTGCTAATGGCAAGTCGAAGCGCTACCGGGGTCAAGGCAAATGAGCGATGGCAGTTTCTTTAAGAATTTTTTCCAGGGGTTTTTCGTGCAACAGCCTCAGGCTTCTGACAAACTCCCTCGGACCAGTTCTATAAGTCTTCTCCACTACCCGCATGGAGAGCTGAAAGAAGACGCAGTGGCCGTTGTCAGGATCTCTGCTGAGGATCACGATGAGTTCGGGACCCATGCAAAGGAGATTACCTACTACGAGCACGAGGCCGACCCGTTCTATGACATGGTGGGTAAATGCCTCCAGTCCGGGTTGAGTTTGACGATTCTCACCAACAAGCCCGTCCAGTCTCTGGGGTTTGAGTTGGACGAAAACCACAAGTTGACAAAGGTCAATAAGATGGACCGCCTGGGGTAGTTTACCCCTTTCCTGCCCCCTTAGCTCAGATGGATAGAGCACTCGACTTCTAATCGAGGTGCCGCAGGTTCAAGTCCTGCAGGGGGTGTTCTGTAAACCACACACTAGGTGGACACCAGTCCCAGTCCGAGCTAGACTGGGTTAGTAATCTCAAACTCTCTGACGTTGTGATCATCACTGTCGAGCCCGTTTCCGAAAACGCTCAAAAAGTGTTTAAAGAAATAATGGAAAGCAACAATACCGCTTCCCTTGAGATGGCCAGAGACGGGGCTGTGTTTTTCGTAAGCCAAAACCGGCTATACGAAACTTGGTCAGCCCTTGACGGTCCGGATTGGAAGGTTAATCTCCCAAGCCGCTCGGGTAAAAATAACTAAAATAATCCATTGGTTGTCCCGCATAATGCGGTCCGAGAGTTTGGAGGGGGCATAAGTCTCCTGGATTTCCGCTCTACACATTACTAATCATGTGTAAGAGTCTCGGCAGGTTAATCCCCCTGCCCAATACCGCTCCCGCTCTGTGTCTTTATTAAGACCCCATCGGGCTTTGTGTTGTTAGTTCCGCATAATGCGGTCCAAAAGTTTGGAGGAGGTATAGGCCACTCATATTACTGCGCACTAACTTAGTGCAGCAGTCTCACAGGGCAAACCGCCCTGCATTCGTCACTGCTCTGGGTCTTAGATTTAGACCCATCAGGTCTTGTGTTGTTAGTTTCGCATAATGCGGGTCAAGAGTGTTGTTCAAAAAACAGGCCCTGGGGATCAAAAGTTCTCAGGGTCTTTTTTTGCCAAACCATTTAGTCTGTGGTATAATTACACAGATGGGCGGTTAGCTCAGCGGTAGAGCGCTTGCTTTACAAGCAAGATGTCGTGGGTTCGATTCCCCCACTGCCCATTTGCCGGATTAGCTCAGTGGTAGAGCAGGACTTTTGTAAAGTTCAGGCCAACAGTTCAAATCTGTTATCCGGCTTATGACCAAGGAGTTGCATCACATCGTCCCAAGGTGCATGGGGGGGTCTGACGATCCGAGCAACCTCGTACTGATCAGTGCCAGAGCACACGCTATCTTGAGCGTATACCAGTCCGAGCATTACGGTAGACCGTGCATTCATCGCCGACAGCTAAAATATTTGCCCCCACACCTCTACGAAAGAGGAAAGTTTTGGGTCAGCAAAGCTGCTGAGAAAGGCGGAAAAGCTAAATGGGAAAAATATCCCGATTTGGACAAAATGTTTCACATGCACAACTCTTATAGAAAAAGATTCACGGATGAATTAGAATATAGTAAAGAACAGTCTCGTCGGGGTTTGCTGCTATCGGAGAATAGAAAAAGAATTAACAACGGGGTTATTGAAAAATATATCTCAAAGTTTGATATTATCCCACCTGGTTGGGTAGAAGGCTATATGAGTAGATACGTCATTAACAACGGAGTTACTAATAGATTTATCCCTCTGACTGAACCCATACCTCCCGGTTGGGTAAAAGGACGTGTGCGTTTAAAGTAGTATTGTAACTATTGTCAGTAATGCCTAATTCTTTCTTCGGCAACAGTCGCGTAGGCGAGGTACGCATGGCGGTTCTGGAGGAAAAGCTCCTGGTGTATGAGGAGCTTTCAAAAGATATGCTCACTAAGCTAGAACTTGCCGTGGAGAAAATTTCTGAGTCTAGTCAGAATATTTCCAAAATCCTCATCAGGCATGAGGAAAAAATCGAACGGTCAGCAGAGGCCCATGCCGCGATGATCAAACTTATTGAGACTAACGAGAAGAAACGCCTTGAGGATCGGGAGGATGTCCGTCGTGAGGCAGATAAGATCAACTCAAGAATCGACACTTTATCACGATTTATGTGGGGATCTATGGGAGCGTTAGCTCTAGCCGCAGCAGTTGCCGGATATACAACCAATTTCTTCGGAATTACACTACAACAACCACATCAATCCCAAGAGGCAAGGTGAGAGGCAGACACGCCTGGTACAGAGGTTCTAGGGTTGTCATCCTCCACATGCTGATCGACTTTCCAGGCCATTACGCAATTTTTCTGGTTAGAAATCTTCATAATGGGTCTACAGCTCTTGTTCACTCCAGGGACCTAGTGTTAAGCCCCTAAGATGTGCTAGAATAGCCCATGTCCACCCAAGGAGACGTAGACGCACTGGAGATTATGGGGACGTACGAGAATCTGGTAGATCGGCCGGTTTTAGGTTCCGGTGCCTTTGGCATTGTGGGTTCGACTCCCACCGTCCCTACTCTTCAGCAACTCTTACCTATTTATGGGCCGAAAGCAAAACTCAGAGGTCCATACATATGGAAGAAAAACAATAGGAAAATATATGATGTATATGATGGTGCACGTTGGAAAACTTGCCAGGCAGCTCGTCTAATTCTTGAGATTAAGATAGGCAGAAAACTAACTGAAGAAGAAACTGTAGATCACATAGATGGAGATCCCATCAATGACAGCCCAGAAAATCTGCAAGTTTTAACCAGGGCGGAGAACTCCTCTAAATATCATGCTTTGAGACACACACAGCAGATGTACACTTTTACCTGCCCAGAGTGCAAAAAGTCTGCTACTAAACCTATGAATGATGTAAAGGGGAACTTATTAAAGAAAAAAGCTGGTCCATTTTGTAGTCGGTCATGTGCTGGTAAATATTCCAGCAGGCAGTCTAAAGTTGTCAGAGGAGGAAGTCCCAATCCCAATTACAGACAGGGCTTGTAGGGAGAATTAAGGCTGTATGAATTCAAGCCTTTTAATCGTGATCTTTATACTAGCTACACGGCTTCGGTTCACCTCCGGGACCTGGTGCCAATCCCTGAGGACGTGCTAGAATGACCCATATCGACCCACGGGGACATGGAGGAAGCGGAGTTGGTAGAGGTACCTGGTTCAACCCCAGACGCTGAAAAGTGTGCAGGTTCAAGTCCTGTCGTCCCGATCTGTTTCATTGCTGACCTGCATGGACGTCTCGACGTTCTGCAAAAAATTATCAAGGACTCCAGACGTCGAGGTGAGTACCACTTCGTACTTATGGGGGACATATTACATCATAAACGATATTTCAAACGAGCTAAACCCACGCCACCGTTGCAGGTACTGCAATTTGTCCGGAGTTTGCAGCAGCAGGGTAAAGCCACTGTGATAATGGGAAATAACGAAGGTTACATAGTTGAATCAATTAACCAACCATTGAAAGATATCAAGTCTGACTCTGTCCGGCATACCGTTGTTGCTATGAACCGCCTAAAAGGCGAGGAGCGCCGGTCACTTATTAGCTGGATTAGAAACTTGCCCAAGTATCTTGAGTTGTCCAGTGCTGGAACAACGTACCGTATTGCTCATGCGTACTATCCTAATTCCAAATTTAGTAGAGATTCCGACATCTTAACCGGTCCTAGTTACGCATGGTTCAAAAAAGACGATTTGGCAGATCACCTTGACCCTGCCTATCAATACGTGTTAGGACATTACGGTTATCCGTACTTGCGTGATAATCTACGTATTATCGACGCTACACTGTTTGAAGGGGTCGGAGTATTTTATTCTGACCGCAATGAATTCATGCTCTACTACTGATGGAAACCAATCAACTCGGCTACGCAATTCTACCGGAAAAGATCCAGCAAAAGGTCTTTGGCAACGTCAAGCAGCAGAAGGTCGATGAATACGCCATCAGCCAGATCAGGTCGAACATGGAGAAATTCGGCGTAGAATTTCCCATAAAAAACCCCAAGTCTTTTAGCAACTTACCTGACGACCTGGATCTCCCCTTGCTACAAGGTAAGAATATCTCTCAACATTTTGAAACGATCTCACGAACACTGATGCAGGGCAAGATTGACTTGCTTAATAAGTTTTCTTCTGCGTCAGTACCTGAGCCACCCCCAGCTTCTGAATTGTTATATGTTCCTGGCTGGGTCAGTTATGCCTGGTCACAGGCCGGTTGGGTTGTAAAACAAGTCGACAAGCTAGGTTGCGATATTGCAGTATTTGACTGTGAGACCTTCGTAAAAGGTAGCTCATTCGGGCACCCGATACTTGCAACTGCTGTTAGTGATAGTGCATATTACGTCTGGATGCACGAGTGTTTTGTCAACCCTGACTTGACTTACAGCCCACAGTTTGTGCCCCTTGGTACTGATAAAGCACTGTTGATTGCCCATAACGTTGCATTTGACCGGCAACGGACCGCAGAAGCTTACACATTAGGCAATACTAACTTGTGGTTCGATACAATGTCCGCTCATATCAATGTGAGTGGCCTAGCCTCAGATCAACGCTGGTTTTTTAAGGATTCATCCGATGACGAAGAGGACATCCGCTACCAGCCGAAGTGGGCTAAATACGGGTCATTGAACAACCTCGTCGATTGTTACAACTTCCACTGCGCACCTAGGCGCATGGAAAAGCAAGACAAGAAGACTCGTGATATTTTTGTCGTAGCGAATAGCATGGCAGAAATGCAACCTGATAGGGAGGAGTTAGTCTCTTATGCCCTTAACGATGTATTCCGTACATGGGAGTTAGTAAGTAAGCTTGTACCTAAGTACCTGAATAGCAATCCTTCACCTACTACTCTATGCGGGCACTTCGCTATATCGTCTTCGGTTCTTCCTGTGGTCGATAACTGGGACCAATGGCTACAAGGCTGTGAGAGTCAATGGCAAGCCGCCCTGGCCGAACAAGATAAACTTTTGCAGGAACTGGCCCAGGAGCTGTACAAAGACTGGCGAGAGGACCAGCTTGAAATCGATCAAGACCCGTGGTTGAGGCAACTTGACTGGACGTGCAATAACCAGCTTACTAAGGCAAACAAACCTCGTTCTAAGTGGTATGGCGTACCGCAATGGGTGAGAAATATTAGCGAACTCGACGATTCTGGTAAGGTGGTAATGAAGCCTATTACTACTAAGTCTCGTATCTCGCATCTTTTGTTGCGTTTTAAGTGGAATGACTCTCCGATTGTGTATGTTAAAGACTCTGGCTGGATGTACCGTGACAGAGCCAGCAATAAAGATCTCAAAATCCCCCACTATAAGAAAGAAGGGGCGAACGTTGGTGGGATTCTTAGTAAAGAGTATCTGCCTGAATTTGAATCGGGGGTGTTGAGTTCAGACTTGCCTCAGGCTAAAGAGCTTATCCGACTCGCGATTAATGTCGCCTACTGGACTTCAGTTCGTAGCCGTGTGCTAGCACAACTTCCAGTACAAGTAGATAACAAATTACAACCCGGTACAAAGTTTAACTTGATCGTTCCGGCTACAGTACCGCATAACACATCGACTAACCGCGCCGGAGAGAGACTGTGGCTGACTGTACCTGACCCTAAATACGACAAAATCGGGTCCGAGATCAAGACGAGAGTTCAAGCCCCAGCCGGATATACCTTCGTCCAGTCTGACTTTGATGCTCAAGAGGCTGTCGTAGCCAGTATCTTTGCCGACTCGTATCATAAAGTTGCCGGTAGTAGCCAACTTAGCCATTCGATCCTTGCTGGTTCTAAGGACGATGGCACTGACATGCACTCGGTTACTGCGCGAACACTCGGTATGCCATCTAACCGTGGTGTTGCTAAGGGTTGTAACTATGCCATGCTATACGGTTGTGGAGCTAAGACTCTCGCAGATACTATTCGACAAGGGAACAAGTCTATTCCTATGACCGAAGCAATGCTGCTAGGTAAAAAGCTAATCCGTGCCAAAAAAGGTGTTGTCTCTCCAATGACCGGAAGCCTCGTTGACGGTTCGGATTCTTTTGCTTACAACGTCATGGCTGCCATTGCCGACTCTGCTTGCCCAGTCAACCCTTTGTCGGGCACACTGATGTCGACAGCTTTCCGCCCTGAGACGGTCAACTCTGACTTCTGGACCATGCGTAACAATTGGTGCATCCAGTCTACTGGAAGTGCTATGCTACATGGGTTCGTCACCGCAATGGTATGGCTCTGTCAGCAGCACAATCTCGATGCGAAGTTCTGCATGGCTGTTCACGACAGTGTGCTGTACATGTGTCCTGAAGATCAAGCTGTAGACGTTGCAAGGATGTTCCAAGTCGCCCATGTCTGGTGCTGGTCCTGGCTACGGTTTAATTTTGGTATCTACGAGATGCCTGTGGCCAATGCCTGGCTATCTAGTATTGAGATTGACCGGATTTTCCGTAAGTCAGCGACATCTTCCACGCTGACCGTATCTCAAACACAACCTGAACCTGATGGAAAGTCCTACACCATGCTAGATCTATGGTAGACAACGCTCTTATCGATTCGCTTGGTGGGAGAAATCTTCTCAAGCTGATGCTCAATGTCGATAAAATCGACGTAGTCAACGATAAATCTGTTGTAATGTTTGTCCCCGGAGTGGGGACGGTGCACATTGAAGGTTATGAAAGCCAATACACTGGCAAAGTATATTACAGCGGGTATATTCTAGACGCACCGCACATACCTGTGGCGTCGTCTGCTGATCCCCGTACGATTATAAATTTGTTAACTCGTAAAACTCTGACTTTTTAAATCAGAGCAGGTCAGCAGTGGCTTTTAGCAGAAATTCAACCGTATTTACATCCGTCAGATAGCCTTCGATTAGGTTTACCAGGCCAAGATTACCGGCATCGCCACAATCTTCATGCAAATCTTTAAGACTGGACTTATACTTGCTATTCAGTCTGCCAATTTCTTTTACAAGCTCTTCACTACTGGACCACTCTACCTCCGGGACGCTATTGAACACCTTGGCCGGGATTTCAACACCACACCCACGTGCTTGTTCAGCAAGAGCATCAAGCTGACCTGATAGCGTACCGTAGATACGTTCAAACATCAGGTGTAGTTGATAAAAGTCTTTGCCGGTAATGTTCCAGTGGGCTAGTTGAGCTGCATTAGCGACACAGTTCAGAGCCGTGAGGGTTTCAATTAGTTGATCTTTCATTGCGGTTTGTGTTTTGTTTTTATCGTCTGCAGTTGTTGTACTGCCGATGTTCCTTCATCTTGGTTGGGAACTGTGTCAATGGCATTTCTCCACAGATTCATGCCTACATCAACTTTAAACCAAGGCGGACAAGACTCGCCAGTGTTACCTCTGTAGCATTTCCAGACTTTCTGCAAAGTACCTGAGACGACTTTGTTTTCGTCGATGATCCTGTCCCCGCTTACATAGCTAATAGCTTCTTTGGGAATAAACCTATATGTTGCGGTTCCATTTAATGATTCAGAACAGGTTACTTCCAGTACGTCTCCCATGCGGGATTTACATACTTGATCACAGTCAACTACTTTCTCGTCGTACTCTATGTCATTAACCTTACGCCGCCATACAGCCAGGCCAGTTTTCAACCCACCTGGGGTTACGAGGCAGGTACGTTTTGGTAGGTAATCTTCGATAGAAATAGGATCATAAGCTGCACAAGGCTGGCTGTAAAATCTACCATCGGATACAGATACTTCAATTTCATACGACTGCTCGTAAATAAACTGAGAAGCTTCTTCGGTTATCTGGACAAACTTTTCTGAAGACAGCTCAAATCCTGTTCGGAATTCAAGACCTGGGACCTCTGGCACCCAACCAGTCACAGAATCTGCCATGAGGTCGAGTAAAGGTAGGGCAAAGCTGTGCCCCTCTCGCTGGGCTTGCTTCTGGACTAATGTCAGGGTATACGTAAGAAGTCTAGCGCGAACAGTCGGGATGTAGGCTCCCTTGTTAGGATTAGTTGTCTCACTCGATGTGAAACTAACAATGATCATCGTCTGTTCCGACACCCTGCCGGATTTATCCAGTTCTTCTGCCAACCTTAATACTACAGCGTCCTGTCCCAGAGTCCTGTGGATTCTCTTGTGGAGTTGATTTTCAATTTCCAGTAACATGTGCTATAGTGTACTCAATTGCCCTTAAACTAAAATGACCCCAGAAGACATCGACGCAACGGACGCAATGGAGCTTATGCTGGGTAAAACATCAAAATTTGTGTTCAGTACGGTTGGATGGCTAAAAGGAAGATGGGACTACTTGTCAGAAGACGGGCATATTTACATCATCACCCGTCTAGAGGCGGTAATAGAACAACACGAACAAGACTCGTTAAAGGCTTCAATGTTTGAGCTTTTCTCCCCTGAAACTGCTCAGGTAGTCACCTGCTTAGGTTCTGCTAAGCACGCTGAAGCTTGGAAAAGTCTTTTTGAATTTTCTGCTCAGAAGTCACCACACCTTCATTACCAGGGGCCACCGCAGACGTAATCTGTTAGCTCCCACTTACCGGTTATGTAGTTATACGCAACTAGATCACCGGGTTGTGGAGACCGCGAGAACGACACATTAGACAGGTCCTCAAACCGTCGAGTTGTCTCCAGCTCGATAATATATTGCCTCAGTTCAGCCAGGGTTTGCTTGTATGGTGTGCTATCTGGGAAAATAGCTAGACGACGCATTAACCGACCATAGCTTCCATGTCCGTAGTAGCAACTGCCACCGTCGATACCTTCGTCGACGATCGCCATACCTCCAGTGCTGGGGTCGTGAGCATAAAAAGGATCGTAGCCGTAAGTTTGATTAGATGTCATGATTAGAAAGTATCAGATTCTTGTAGACCGCTGGTGAGGTTACCCTCGTCGTTACCAGCTAATACCGACCCATCTTCCGGGGAGCTGGCGTCGTGTGAGTCGGTGAAAGACGACACGTCTCTGGTGGTTTCAAGTGAGTCGAATAGCTCGTTGGCCTCGATGACTGAGTTAGGGACCGGTATTGGGTGGTCCAGGCTGCCGGACGGTCCAAGTTGACCCCCTCGTGCCGAGGTATGAGCTTCCTTACGAGGGACCATATTCCAACGGTTGTTGCCACCTTCACGAAGAACCCAACGCGACATTGAGTCTTCGCTGTAGCTGCGACCTCTGCGGAAATTAGACCTGACCATACCGCAAGTACCACCGTAGTATCTGTACGCTTCCTGCCACCGTAGGCCGCTTGAAGGCGACTGACGAGACGCCCATAGGTCAAGCTGGTCCATGGCCTTTCTAGCCGCTTCTAGGACCTGATCGCGGGGCCTCAGAGTGTCGAGATATGCACGAGCCAGGATTGCCTGGGTGCGGCGGTAAGACCCAGCGATTAGGATTTTACCCTGCGGAGGAGCTGTAGTGATGTAGTTATTGATTAATACTGCGGCATCGTTCAAAGCGATTTGAATCTTACCGTAGTTAATTTTGTTACCAGTAGGTGCGTCAATATTTGATAATTCTACCGCTTCCTGGTAGCCGAATACTTCGATAAAATAATCTACCGTTGCCGGGTCGCAATTATTGGCAACGCCGAACTCGTCCGGGTAAGGAGTATGCGGCATGTTAAGTTATGTATACTGAACTTTAAACCCGATGTCATCTGCTAGGCTAGGACTGCCCAGGTTTCATCAGACCATGCAAAGCCACGCTCGACTTGGAAGTGCACTGCACCGGTTCCTCAAATCAAAGGGTGTCGAGCTACCCAAGAGGGGGAGCAGGATTGTTCGGGACTGGTATCACGCCCAGTACGGTGAGCAGCACTTGACAATCGCAGAACTTGTTCGTAAATTTCCAGAACAAGAGCTTCAAAATCAATGCCTATCCAAAGTAGCCTCGGGAGAGAGGCACTCACACAAAGGGTGGATTCGCGGCTGCTAACTCGACCTGATCACAAGTCTAGGTACGAGTACACCCTGACATTCTGGGGGCTGGACAGTGTAGGAAATACTGTGCGTCAGCACATGACTTTCTTCGCACCTAGCCCTCAGTTTGTGCATGAAGTCTACCGGCAGTACAAGTTAACTTTTCGACGCGAGCAATTTGTCTCGATTGAGGTCAAGCTCTGGAGAGACGAATAAAAAAACAGGGGCACAAGGCCCCTGCGTTAATTGCGATCAACCTTAGTTGCTGATCAAAGTTCACCAACCGGATTCTGGAACACGAAGCCAGAACCGCACTTGCCGTTTTCACCCATACCAACCAGCTCAAAGCTACGTTCAACAAGGATGTCACCAGTGAAGACACGGGTGTCTACGTTGAAGCGCTCAGGAGTGGCGATAGGATAGCCAGACAGCGTGTAGGTATAGGCATAAGCCGGATTACCGTAGTTGCTATCAAGAGCAGGCATGAAACCATCAGTCGAAGCACTAGGATGGTAGAAGAGAATCGCGATGTTGTTGTAGATGTTCTCCAGAGCACCAGTTTCCTGGTCCAGCTTGAGACGACGAGCAACACGAATCTCATCAAGGCCGAAGATCTGAGCAAGGCTCTTCTCGTCGACCAGAATACCCCGCTGCATGAAGTCACGGATACGCTTGTTACGCTTGAGGGCGTTAAAAGCATCAGGACTAAGTACGAGCTTGTTGGGATAAATACCAATTTGGCTACGGACTTGTTCCTTAGCGGCGTCCATGAGCACCTCGATGTCCGAGGTGGGGTTATTAAATTGATCAGCACCACCGTTGTAGGTGGACAGGTCGAGGACGTTGTCGGTCTCGTACTGGGCAATGTCGGTCACTTTGTCAGCGACTTGTACTTCCCAGGACTGCATGAGACGGTTAGCAGCGTCCTTAGCTGCGTATTGACGCAGGTCGATCTGTGCGGCCCCGTTTTTGGCTTCGGCAGCGACCTCTTCGGCGATTGCCCAGCTAATCGCTTCTTGACGAAGCGAGAAACTACGAGTACCGAATTGGTTTTGGATCTTCTGAATGTTGGCACCAGGTGCGCGTAAGAAAGTTTGTGCAGCAAAGGCTTCCTTGCCAAACACAAGTGTTCTACCAGCGCGAACATTCATACTAACTGCAGGACCGAAGAAGGTAGCTACACCTTCAGCATTTTTGTACGGTATGTTAACGTAAAGTCATTTAAACTCTACTTCTTATAGTTTCCTATAAGTCCAGACTATATCTTCAACCTTTGCAGGTTGGAGGGCGCTCTTGGACAGATTATTGTTGGGACTCACTGTCTAGTCGTTGAACCTTCCGTAGAACCTGTGCCCTCTACGGCTTGGCTGCTGATTACCTTATTCAAAACAATGCCATGAAAAGATTTTCTTTTTCCTTTCACAAAGACTAAGAATTTTTTATGCTCACTTTCCTTGACGTTTAGTCCAAAAACAGAGCACAAGTGCTTACTGGTTTGGACAAAATCAGAAAAGTCGGACTGGTTGATGACTTCCTTTGAGTTCTTATATTTGAATTCAAATACAGAATCATATAGAATTAGAGTGTCTGGAGAGATTCTCTTTGATCTGTTTTCAGCGATATTTCGCTTGGCAGCATCAGAGACATTTTTCTTCCAAGACTCACCCCTAAAGACCATCCCAGAATTCCTTATAAGCATGGTTTGATAAGCTTTTTTAGAACATTCAGATCGCTTTTGTGGCGTCCATGTCTTTTGAGCTAATCTACCCGACTCTCTCTTTGCTTCCCCTGTAGGATCACCTACCATAAAAAGATAGGCTATTTTATCTTTAGGAGAATTATAAGAAATCCACCTGTAGTAGTGAGCTAAGATGTGATTTTTTCTGGAGAGAAGTAAGATGTTAGTTTTCTCATCACCTCCCCGCAGTGTCTGGGTACTATATGGTGTTTTTCCATATAAATTCCAGACTTTACTTCTTGACTCTCAATGCTCGAACAGTGTTTAATAAACTGATCGTAGATGGTTTCCATGGCTGAAGGTTTGAACTTAGGTTTCCCAGCAATTCACCCCCTTATTATACCACAGATTACTCCGTGGCACGGCTACCAAATTAACCCTGTGCAAGTTGCGTGAGGATAGGGTCAATAACCCTAACCTGATCAAGATTCATCATAATTAATTACCTCAGTCGGATAGGTATGCACCAGACTCGTTGCCGAGTTTGACGCGGATATATTGACCTGCAGTGCTCGCAGCAGCAGAGTCAAGAGCGCGGCCCATCACAATCGATGCACCAGCACCAACAGTCGTAGCCCGGCCGGAGGAGTCAGACCAGACAGGGGAGTCCAGGCTGATAGCACCTGCGTTCGGAGCAACTTCAATAATGGCAATGCCAGTAGTGACGATGCTGAGCAGACCTTGGTAGGGAAACACACCCGGCTTGAGCGGGGTGGTAGACGGGTTGAGTTGACCTTCGTAAACGAGGGTCGTACCGTCGTCGACTTGATAGCCTTTGGCGGTTAGCTCGCCTTGGCCATACAGTCTGTAAATAGATGCACCAGCGGCATAACCACCGGCATCAGCATAAGCTCCGTTACGCTTAACGAAGCGATGAGCCTCTACACCATCAGCGAGAGCGTCAGAGTCAGTGACCGTGACAGTCTCTACATACTGATGGTCAAAGGACATATAGCGCGGATCTTTGGCCATAGTTTCTTTGTTTTAATCAGTTTTCCGACAAGACATTGCGCAAGGCAATCTCGTAAGTTACACCTTTGCTTTCTGAATACTCCAGAGCCTGAGCATGCAGGTCAGAAGTTCTCGGGTCATATACATAACCGTCGACAGTAGGCTTAGGTGCAGACTTCTTGGCCGGAGCAGAAGTCTTAGTGGCAACTTCTTCAAAGCTGACCATTGCCGGAAGGTTTTCCAACATGGACTTGAAGAAGTCATACTGGGAAGTTTTCCCAGCCTCGCTGAAGTTGACTGTGTTCTTGGAGTTGAGGGTCTCCATGAAACGAACCAGATCAGACGGAGGAACAATCTGAGCAGTGAGTCGGCCTGTGTCGTAGACAGACTCAGCAAAGTCAGTGATTTCCTTCTCACGCATCAGCTTTTTCTGACGGGCGAGTTCTTCTTCCAGTTCGGCTACCCTGGCTTGTAAGCCACGATCTCTGACAGCGGGTTCGCTGTAGCTACGAGATCCTGTAGCCGCTTCAGAAACACTCTTCCCACCAGGCTTGGTGCCTGCGGTCATAGGTGCGGGATTCGCATCTACGCCACCGCACTCAGCATGGTCTGATTTACCGCCCCACTCGTCATCGTCCTTTTCATCTTCATCTTCATCTTCATCTTCTTCATCCTCTTCGTTCTCACCAAACATGCCACCTTTTTCTTCTTCTTTCTCTCTGGAGGGTTGGTTCTCGTCGTCATCAGACTCGCTATAATCTTCCTTTTCATCGTCGTCCTCGCCGCACTCAGAATAGCTCATGCCTTCCATCATGGAAGCAGTACTGGTTTTACTATAAAGCGCTTTGATAAGCTGCTCCTCAGTATATTGCGAAGCAAGTTGCGAAGCGACTTTGTCGTCGCCCTCTACATCACCAGAGATGTCCTCGGAGTCGGTAGGCGGGGTGCCGCCACCGCCAGATCCGGGAACGGTCTGGTGCTCTGCGACAGGCTTAGCACTGCCGTCGTCTTCGGTGCCCATGTTGTCACCGTCAGGACCCTCGACATAGTCTTCGTCTTCGCCCTGAGGGGATTCACCCATAGGAGCGTGGGTAGGATCCATATCCGACATGCCAGGACCAGGTTGATCTTGTTGATTGGGGTCAACCATTTCAGGGTCGGCGTCCATATCCCCGTAGTCCATGTCGTAATCAGCCGGAGCACCAGTCTCACTGATCCGATTACCATCACCGTCATACAAATTCGGCTTGGATTGACCCGAACCGATGTTGATATGAACGGTCATAGGCCCACCATCAGCATGATCAACCGAGATGGGGCTCGTTGCGTTCTTTTTTCTAGCCATAGTTGGTTTAGTTTCTGAAGTTTCTTTAAACGAAATGGAAGATCCCCACTCGGATGGGGTGATAGTTACAGTTTCTTGACCTGCTAGACCCTCTGCAAAAGCAGTAAGACCTTTGACGGCTGGGATGGAAACCAGCCCTAGATGGCGCAGAGATAGCGAACCCGGTGTCGGGTTAGTTTCTGCATCGGGCAGGTAGAAAGAACTGCTTACTTTTTTAAACACCCCATCTTTGATGAGCTGTTCAGCCTTAGGGGTAAGCTCGACCTTACCCCAAAGCTCTTTGCCTTTTCTCCAAAGCCCTCTGACCCAACCTAGAGCCGGAGTTCCGTCCTCCTGGTCATGGCCAATGATCAGCGGAGCTTCATGAGTGGCAGGGTCATAACTACCTACGACCTGGTCTAAGTCGTCTTCGCTGAACATCATCTTTTGTCCCGTAGAGCTGATCTGAGGACCAGCTCGGAACATTTCAACATTAACAACCCTTTTGGGTTGTTGTGCTGTCAGAGGTACTTGTGAGTTAAGGACTTGGTCCATCACAGGAAGTTAGAGGTAATACCCAAAGATGTGGTATATCTATCTCCATTACGGGAGAAAGAATCGCTAATCAGGGCTACTTGACCAGCAGGAGTGCGGATCAAGGTGATGGGAATACGCTCAAGAGTCGGGCTGGTGGACACGTAAATGTCGGCTTGGACCGTACCCTGCTCTAGATCGGTGTTGGAGTTGTTGTCTGTGGAGCAGACAATCGCATAGGCTTGCTCAGGGCTTCCGCCGAACAGTGCTCCTTGACGGTAGAACTGGTGCAGAACTTGAGAAGCTACGGAGCGAATCCGCGAGTACAGAGTACCTGCAGAATCAATCTGTTCAAACAGAATGTCGTCGAAGCTACGCCCCAGAACGTCGATGATGACGTTGAGAATAGCGCGGGTATTAACGAACTTGAACAGAGCGTTACTTGATAAGGTGCGAGCACCCCAGGCAACGATCCCACGGTTAGGCAGAGAACGGATCGGGTTCAGGCCGAGGGCGTAAGTGACTTCCTGTTGTTGAGCACTGATCGTGAATTTAAGACCCTTTGCACCGCGCAAAGGGTAACGCGAGCCAGCAGGGGGTTGCTGGAAGCCTTCGTTGATATAACGAGAGCAAGCAATACCAGCGACGTATGCGCTAGCAGGCACGTAGCGGTCGTTCAGGTTTTGGACGTAAGGCGCGTAGAAAGCGGCATGACCATAAGGTACCCCGACAAGCGATTTGATAACTGCCAGTTCGTCTTGAGCCTGGGGCAGGTTCTCTTCGTCTCCACCACAGTCGATCAGAGCGATGTGCTGGGTGTTAGTGACACCTTCTGTCACACCCACGTTACCTTCTGCGACTTTCGTCAGGGACTGGGTGATCTTTACCCTCTCAAGGCGGGCCTCAGACTTACTCTGCAGGTCTCCGTCTACATTGTATACCAGCTCGGCATACGCTTCAGGGGCAAACAAGAACCCAGGTGCGAATGTAGCAGAGCCCATCCCTTCTTCGATGGCATATACAAAGTCCTGGGCCTTTGCGATCTGGGTAAGCTTGTAAGACTCATAGTCTTCGTCCTGGGACGATGAGTTAAGTCTCGCTACGTTGGTGTCCAGAATACCAAACCGGTTGTTACCAGGAATTACCGGAGCAGCAACACCATTTTTTGAGGTGATCTTGATCTTAAGGACATAATCAAACGAGTAGAACTCGTTACCGGTATAGGAGTTGTCCTCAAACGACGGGCGAATAGACGGAGCACCAGCCTGGCTCACTAGAAGCGAGTAGCTACTGCCGTTGTTACCGGTGTAGGTGTCGGTTGAGATAGTCGGGTACGCTACTGACTCGATTTTGTAGTATTCAGCTACGTTCTTCTCCACAAACAGAGCAGTTAGCTGGTCCCGGAGTTCGTCAGCCAGCTCCTGAGGAGTAGAGCCATTGACGATAATGGCCCGGTTTTCTCCAAGAACGTTGACATAGAACACCTGGACGGTTTTTGGTAGATAGCCCTCTCTAACACCACCAGAGATAGACCCTGAAGGTAGAATTTTGTCCGAGCCATCTACAAGCAGAGAAAAGGACGTACCGGAAAGGTCGTAAACCCAGTACCCAGCATCTACATCTCTCCACTTGTTAGCAGGATCTACACCAGAGGTGGAGTCGAGCGAAACAGCTAAGATTTTACCGTCGGGGATAGATACTACATTGGCGTAAATGCTCTGGTCAATTAGAAAATCCTTGAGGATTTGATTTTGATCAGTTGCGGGGTCGTAAGTACCAGGGAATTGGTCGTTTCTTGCCTCGATGAACAAGCTTAACTGGGCGCCTGATACATAACGGATGGCTTCACCAGTACCAACATCAACAGAATCACAACGGAAGTTGACTTCTTTGATCGAAGTGTACAGAGTTGTGTAGCTGAGCAGGTTTACCGGAGAAGAATAAGCACTTCCAGAGAACGAATATGCAATAAAATTGCTAATTTCTGGTAGGTTGGTTACGTCCCTGGAGAAAATTCTGAATTTTGCCTGTGTAGCCTCTGTTGCAGTCTGTTCTACCCGGTAGAAATCCGAGAAATTGTCCGAAGAAGCGCTAGATGCGGACAGGAACAGATAGAGGTCTCTTGCGTTATCGTACTGATCCAGTCCGGTGGTTGTAATTACTTTGATCTCAGTACCTTCGTCGTCGTTAATGCCGATCGGTGTACCAAAATACCTGCCGTTTACTTTAATGGCAAAGGCGTTGTAACCACTACCAGCACTAGAAGCTGCGAGGTTAACCAAAGTCTCCGGGGTAGGAGTTACCCTGGTGAAGTAAAGAATGCCGTTGGTCCCTACGTTATCAAAAAACCCTTTGATAGAGTCATAAGTAACGAGAGCTCCAGCGTTAGCTGTAGGAATCACCCCACCGGATTTTGCTACGAAATCTTCCGTAGAAGCGATCTGAGTGGGCTTATAAGGCAGCAGGGGGGAGTAGCCTTGAGCATTATTGCTGTAGTACTCCTCGTTTTCGGTGGTACCGAAGATGTAACCTACTGCGTGGGTAGCGATAGGTTGAGGCAAGCCACCAGTGGAGGTTTGGGTGACAAAAACCCCCGGTCTATTCAAGTTTGCCATAAATTGTTGAAGACACTATATCTCTCAATAATCTTTAAACAGATGGTTAAAATTAGCTTTCACCTAGTTTGTATAAGGTAAAAAGTTCGTTCATTAACCAATCCTGACATGTCTGGGAATTGTACGAGCGGTCCCCCATTATTTTCATGGACCGTCTTAAGATTCTGTTAAACTCGTCTGTCTCAACTTTGCGTGAGACTATGTGCATGTACTGTGACAGCATAATAGAGTCTTGATCTCTACAGATTTTGCAGAGCAACAAGATGAGTTTTAGTTTGTCACTGTCCGTTATCATTGGACTGTCCTGGATTTAGATCTTTTAGTGCTTGTCTATGGATGTCTACCAGGACTACAAATTTTGACATGGGGACTTCTTCCATAGTTTTTAAATTAGCAAACGACCCGTCTTGTACTCCATAGCAGAATTTAAGCCAACTGACCTTTGGCATGTAGTTAATGAGTATCTCGTTATTAACCGCAGTGAAAACCCCGGAGAGGGTTTTATGTGTTAACCGACCTAGGTCGTAGTTTTCCGGTCGGGCTAGGAGACGGCGTAAGATGCTCATTACTTGGTCATGGGTTATGACGGTCTCTTCAGATGGCGGGGAATCGGGATCGTACTTATACAGGTAATCAAAGTACTCTAGGTCCGAACCGCAGATGTCCCGGAAGTAGAGGGTATTCCCTAGGCGGTCAGTTACAGACACTGTGTAGTCATAGTTCCTCGTCGTCGTCACTTTTGTTGTCGTCTTGCTCTTCCTCCTCGTAGCCCATTAGCTGGTTCATTGCATCGCCTAGAGCTTTGATTTGTTTGGCTCTGAGCTTTTTGGCATCGCGCATGGTGAGTTTTCTGCCGTCAGGGCCAGGGGAGTGCAGAATACAAATAACCGCCAGGGTAGATTCCACATCACTAAGCTTATTCTTAGTGTCAGAGTTGATTTTGTAGATCTCAATCAGATCATTTGCAGACGGTTCACGCAGATTAAGATATTTTCCGGGGGCGATCTCCACAGTGATGATTTCCGGTTCGCCAAAATCGAACTCGTCTACATCCGGTTCTTGGACAGAAACTCTGGCTGGACGGGAATCTTTGGAGCTTAGGGTCATTGGGATTGTTACGTAGTCTCCAAGCTTTAACCGATTTTATCAAAGTTTAAAGATCAGTAGAAAACACATATCGTGGCAGTAGAGTTCAATCCTTACGTATCATGGGTTAACCACCGCGATAAAGCGGATTACCGTTGCACAGATACGCAAGTCAATAATCTTGTCCGCAAACAACTAGCGCAGGGTGAGTATCTGACCAGGTCTAACCGTGTTGGTCCTGGACCTGAGCGTACTAAGCGAACCAGAACTGCTGATTCTTCTATTCAGATCCCTAACGTTTTCGGGTCCGACGATCTCTGGGGCTGGCAGGGCTGGGTTACCAAGTCGATTAATTTTCCTGCAACTGATTCGGATGTATCTGACTCTCTTAAGGAGACTTTGTTAGATAACGAAGTCCCTGCAACTAGCTATTATCCCTACGAAAATGTAGGAGGCTTTTCAGTCGGCCAATCCTACAAAGGTATCGGAGTACAAACTTCACAAAATCCCAATCCTCCGCAGCCTCCTCCGCCTCTGCCGGTGCCGCAGGTCCGGATTGTACGTTGGGATACGTCGGCCACCGTAATTTACAAAGGTTCGGCTTTAGAAGGTACTGGTGAGTCTGAAGATGGCTGGACTATTAAAAGACATCTTTTTAGTCCGTCAGGTGTCCTGATCTCAACTACAAATTCGGTTGGGGCTTGGGCTAATAGAACAACACTTACCTACACCTAATCAAAAAAAAATGGCAATTAGTAATCCACAACCTGCATCTATCAACGGCGTCACCTATGACTTGCTCGGGGTGTCGTTGGCAATGTCTACGATTGTTCATCAGGACGAGATGAAGTTGTCGATTGCCGTGACGTTTACGCCATACCGAAACGGTGATGCTGGCCCGGAGATTCTGGAAGAAGGTAAAACCGTGATGGTTTATGGAGATGCCTTTGCAGCCGCTACCGAGGATCCGCACTTGGCGCAGTTCCTGGGGATCCTGGAGGCAGCGGCTCAGCGGTTCGTTGATGCGAGGGTCTGATCCATGGCGAACATCGCAGCAGCACAATCTGGCAATTTTAATCTCACTACAACTTGGGTCGGCGGTGCTGTGCCAGGTAGTGGCGATATTGCCTACGCCAACACCTTCACGATCACAATCAGCGACACGAGGACGGTGCAGGCGGTATCCAATGCTGCTGTCGCCGGTATCACCGTGGGCGGCACATTTTCGCTACTGAATGGCGCGAACCTGACCTGCACCAACGCGAACGGCGTGGTTCAGGGGGGGACGGCGACGAGTTGCATTACAACTTCTGGTCTGACAGCGGGATCTTCAGCTATCGTGGCGGCGAGTATTAACGTCAACGCTGCTGGGCAGGGCAGCTGCGTAGTATTTTCATCCTCTGGTACATTAAGTTGGGTTGGAAATCTTAATTCAGGTACTACTGTCTGCCCTTTTGTTGTTTCAGGTACTGGTGTTCTTAATTTTACTGGGGACATATATTCTGCAGGCGGTGGCACGCAGGGAGGGATGCAAATAGCTTCAAACTGCGCTGCCAGCATTACAGGCAATTTATATGGCATATCAGGCAATCAGGCAGCTCTTTGGGTTTCGTCTTCTGCGAGCAACGCTAACGTAACATTTACGGGTGGAGTGTATGGAGGCGGTGGAACTGCTTATGGACTTCAGGTAAGTGGGTCTTCAACCGTTACAGTTAATGGCCCTTGCCAATCCGGGACCACTACCGCTGCTGTTGCGGTGGGAGCGGCAAGCCAGATCACTCGTCTTTCTGGCCCATTTCTGCTTGGTGCATCTGGCAATATTAACCCAGTAATCGCTGCATCTTGGCGCTGGAATCCAACGCAAACACCAACTTACATAGAAGTGGTAGCCAGCAACGGCACCACAAAGAGAAATCTATACACCGCAGACAACATGCCGTCCGGCGGTTATCCAACCCAAAACAATACGCGCAGTGGCACAATTTACGGTCCCAATAATGAATTTACAGGAACCCTTGCCGTTCCCTCTCCTTCATCCGTAGCTCTAGGTGTTGCTACGGATAACACAGTCGGCACTGCAATTCTTACAGCAGCAAATATTCGAACTGCTGTTGGCCTTGCCAGCGCCAACCTTGATACGCAATTCACAAACATTCCAACCGCCGTTTGGAATGCACTAACCAGTGCTCTTACAACTGCTAGCAGCATTGGCAAGCTTTTAGTTGATAATATCAACGCAACCATCAGCAGCCGTCTCGCCAGCAGTTCCTACACAGCTCCCTTGGACGCAGCTGAAACAAGAACCGCAGTCGGACTGTCAACAGCAAATCTTGATACACAACTAGGCAATATACCAACCAATGTCTGGTCAGCATTAACTTCTGCGCTGAGCACTGCTGGTAGTGTTGGTAAGCTATTAGTTGACAACATAAACGCAACAATCAGCAGCAGATTGGCATCGTCTGCTTATACATCTCCGCTCGATGCTTCTGGGACCCGATCTGCACTAGGGCTGGCTAGTGCCAACCTGGATACGCAAATATCCAACATCCCTACGGCCTCAGTCAATGCCAGCGCTGTAAGGACTGAATTAACTACTGAGTTATCTAGAATAGATACAACTATTAGTAGTCGTTTGCCTAGCAGTTCTTATACGGCTCCGTTAGACGCAGCAGGGGTACGCTCTGCTTTAGGGTTGGCGTCGGCCAACCTTGATACGCAGATATCTAACATTCCAGGTAATAACTGGTCGTATTTGTCGTCTTCAGCTACAACAGTAGGTAGTCTAGGTAAGTTATTAGTAGATAATGTAAATGCATCTATTAGTAGCAGATTGCCCTCGTCTTCTTATATATCACCCTTAGATGCAGCAGGGACACGGTCAGCTTTAGGTCTGGCATCAGCCAACCTTGATACACAAATCACCAATATCCCGAGTTTTGTATGGTCCAATACCACAAGAACAATAACTGGGGGTACAGTAGACACTCTGATAAATGCTCCTATTGTACCAACCCCGGCTGAAATAGCCAGTCAAGTTAGAACAGAGTTAAATACGGAGTTAGGTCGTATTGACACGCCTATTAGTTCCAGGCTAGACCCGTCTGGTACACTAGCTCGGGTTACTCTGGTAGACACAGTTACGACGTTAACTAATGCTCCTATTGTTCCGTCAGCAGAGGAAATTTCTTTACAAGTACGCACAGAGCTTTCTACCGAGTTAGCAAGGATCGATACGACTATCAGTAGTCGCTTAGCTTCTGCTGATTACGTTCTTGCACCAACAACGTCTGAAATACGCACAGAGCTTTCTACCGAGTTAGCAAGGATCGATACGACTATCAGTAGTCGCTTAGCTTCTGCTGATTACGTTCTTGCACCAACAACGTCTGAAATACGCACAGAGCTTTCGACGGAACTAGCAAGGATCGATACGACTATCAGTAGTCGCTTAGCTTCTGCTGATTACGTCCTTGCACCAACAACGTCTGAAATACGCACAGAGCTTTCGACGGAACTAGCAAGGATCGATACAACTATCAGTAGTCGCTTAGCTTCTGTTGACTATGTTGACCCTCCCACTCCCCCTGAAGCAGCTATTATCGCAACGGCAGTTCGTGAAGAGCTGTCGCCAGAGTTAGCAAGACTGGCTAATTGTGCTACTGTAGACACCACCATAGCTACAATCCAAGACGCTCTACCACCAAGATCATCTACTTGCAAGTAATCACACCATGGACGACAAAGTTAAATTTATTTCCCGTAACGAAATGGACCTGTTAAAATCTTGGGCATCGCGCCCTAAAGAGCAAAGCATTGCTCCAGGGTTAAAGGAAGTTATACCCCCTACTACACCCCTACCCCCCGGTTATCGTCATGTCGGATGCTCTTCCTGCCGCAGGAGAAGGTAATATGAGATACAAGAGAAGAACTAAGAAGGCTCCTACGCCACAGTTTCGTAAAACTAATATGATCTTCCTAGGAGAAGAGGAGCAAATTCTAATCAAAAAGATGAACAAGGAGATTATGGATAAGTTAAATATTAAATCCAGTCAGTCGTTCATCGTATAAATGGAAGAGGGAGAACAGCTACTGGTCGCATCTTTTAAAAAGGTCGAGGACCGAGGAATGGTACTTAAGAACCTTGATAGAGTACTGGCCACGCACTACCCATTTTCATTATATATTGCTACAAAGGACCGTACAGATTGTATGTGGATCTTCGATCCTGACACTACTTATAGTATGATAGGTGGGAAGAATGTTTACGACAGCGTATTTGATTCTTTGTTTCCCAGCGTCGAGGATAAAAGGACTGGTATTGCTATGTTCTTGCTAAGAAAAGTAGGACCGATTGTGACTTTAAAATTGAACGAGGATATTATCAGCAATATTAGTCAGCAGTTAATTCAAGAGAGTTAAGCACTTTCTAGGGCTTGTAGGCGATTTAGGATGTCTTGAATCTGGGAGTTGATAGAAGAGATATTACTTGTAATAGTGGACAAAGTGGTTTGAATCTGAGTCACGTCTGATGCGATCAGACTTACCGAGTCCACTCGGTCAGCCATAGTAGAGACCACATTTTGAATACCAGAGACATCAGACTCAAGTAGTTGAAATCCTGTTTCAAGGTTTGTTAAAGACGCTGATACAGAATCTACCAATGCGCCTTGCACAGAAGCAAGGCTGGTAGCAAGAAGTTTTAGATCCCTTTGTTTGGCATAAGTACGATCAGCAAATCTGACATTTACACATCCTTCTTCTGTGGTAGGGTCTACTACCTCTGCTAGGCTAATTCCAAGCTTAAGACCACTTTTATTACCAGAGCCATCCTCGACATACAAAGACTTCCCATCTGTTGGCAAACCATCTTGAGAGGCAACCTCACCCGTAGTAGAAAATTCTTGCCTGGAGATGTTTAACAAACCTCCAGCGTAATCCTCGATAAACCGTGTGCGCAGGTCTGCCATGCTGAAAGTTGCTAAAGAACTTTACCCGTAATAGGACCGTACTAAGTGGTCCTCCAGGTTGCTGGTAAAGAAGGCATACATTTGAACAGGTACAATAGTAGCAGGCGGAGGGTTATCCCACAAAACTAGCCAGTTATTACACAATAAAAGACGTATTTTACTGGCTACTCTCCGGTTAGACCAGTCTATTTGATTACCTCGCAAGTCCAGTAGAGTGGTATATTCCTTCCGGAATAAGAAACTATCACCACCGTCAGATGTTTTTATAGGTCTGAAGTCACGCAATAGCCTTTCTTGAGCCACCCCGTTGAGGTTACAATTTTTGGCCGATAAAAACTCCAGAGATCTGTTATTCCCTAAGTTTACAACAGACAAGTTGCTACAACCGATCATGCTTAACCTGGACAGATTGGGAGCATCTAGCAGGAATAAAGAAGACATATTACCGTTGTCGTCAAGGATTAGTTCCTTAAGCTCGGGTCTACTGATGTTAAAGTTAACACTCGATAGTTGGTTTTTCCTCAGATCTATCCTCTCTACCTTTGGGTCTATTAACGAACCAGTTGACCTATCAACCCAATAATCTTCCCAGGTCATCACCTCCTGGTTGGTTAATTTTAACTCTCTTATGCCGTGCTCTTTACTGGACAAGCAAATTTGGCAGGAGTCTACCATGTGTTTGGCAATAGATGCGGTATTAGATAGGTTTGAGTCTTTAAATTTTACGTAATTAAAGTTGCTAAGATCTTCAGACGTACCAAACGACAACAATCTGGTAGATACAAACGCTGTTTTAAAGTATGTACTAACTGAAATAGTCATTTCAAATACGACCCCCTTTGAGAGTGCTAGGGCAAAATCCTAGTTTCTCGTTCGTTTTTCTGCACTTGAGCACATTCATACACATCCTATACTCGTAGAGATTAGTCAAAGAAGCACAGGTTAGTTCGTTATGTTCTTTTTTCATCTCAGAGACATAACCGTTAATAGCAAACTTTGAGTTAGCATACTCATACAAAGCTCCAGGAGCTGATTCGTAGTCGACCTGGGTTTGTAGCGGGACAATAGGCTCAGAATCCGGACCAATTTGAACAGTGTCGGAGTTAAATACTCCATGATATACTGGGGTGTTCTTAGAGATAAGACTACCAGAGCTTGGCATATACTCTGAAAAGTATCCTAGAGCTCTATCAATTTTTACTAAGTTGTTATTATCGACGTTGTCCACAGAACTCTGAGGTAATAAAGATTTATTAATTCCAGGAACACACATGTTGTTTCTATCTCTTGTAGATAACGGGTACAGGCTATCGCAATCCGACCCACCGAACCTCTTACATGACTCATACGGATTGAAGGGCTTAACCCTTGCAGAAGCGTTGTAATTACTAGCTAAGTAGTTTTTACCAGGGCCGCTATTCACCACAGGTACTGACAGCACCTCCGGAGTAGTTAGATTGTCCTCTCTCGTATTTTCGACTGCTACGGGTTCGGCAAGCGTAGAGCTACTTTCACGGTAATGTTGAGAAATGTTGCTCAGAAATTTATTCTTCTGGGTGAATTTAATAAATCCATCCGTACGGGGCTCGCTAGCATATTGCATAAGCACTTGTTGAGCAAGCTGGGGTGAGTTTATAATAGAAGAAGCCTGTTCAGAGCTCATTGAGTTAGGAGACTCCTCCCTGTTAGGTAGCCTAGAGTTTCCCACCCCTGGAGGTTCGATAGGGGGATAGGAGTTGACAATCTCACCAGTGTTAATCACCTCCAGCAGGGCTTGAATATCTTTATTCTGTGAAGAGACTAAACCGGCAAAAGTAGAAGCAGGAGCTGTGGAAGAGGACGATGCCGAGGAAGAGCGTACTTTAATCACCGACTTAATCAGTTCTATTGTTTTATAAAGCTTCTCCAGCCCATCTAGTAGCACAGGAAAACTATACTGCTTGTCTGAAAAATTTACAAGTTTATTTTTTAATTGACTTGAATTTTTGTAAAATCCAAGTTTAATCGCCAGACCGCTAATGCTAGCATATCTCATGAACTTTGTGAAATTGCCACCGTTAAAGCCGTCGATTAGTTGACCGACAGACGAGTTAGGTCCAGGGTTATTTAGAACTGCGATGAGTTCTTTAGGGGTCATCCCACTTATCTTATCGTACAACCTATATACCGACTCAGGAGTGCTGTTCCCAAGAGACCCGCTGAGGTTTTTTGTCCAGTATCGCGCCTCTAGCGCAGAGATTTGACCGTAGTTAACATCTGGTGATAACTGCTCGTCTGCATAACTACCCTGTATAATCTGGTCCACCACTCCGCTGAGGATATTAATCTCATCTCCGGTTTTCAGTATGGACTTCTCTCCTTTGTTTAGTAGGTATGCAACACTATCCAATAGAGATAGCTTATTTCCCCCCAAAGCCGCAGAGAACTTTATTAACTCCTCGGGGTTAATAGCATAAGTCAACCCGATTAGCAAACCTACTAATCGTGGGTATCTGCTGGTTTGAACAAACGTCTGAGCAGACGGGTCCTTTAAAGTCAGATTCAAAATGTTAATCAAAGGGTCGACATCGGATTTGCTATACAGAAACTTAATGTAGGCATCGATACCAGTCTCCCCTGAGAACTCGGTGATTAACTGAGCTAGCTCGTACCCCTTGAAAAAAGATTTTAGGTCCGAAGAATCACTAATCGGGGCGAAGTTTGAAATAAGTTTGTCAAAAGAATCGACCTTGATAAGGTTATTGATTTCAGAGTCTCTGAACCCTAGCGAGGAAAGAAACTCGATTAACTTTTCCGACGTCGGCGTGTATACTTTGGTTTCGATGTTAGGCAATAGACCCGCCCCGTTAGTTTTTATTCCAACGGTCGAGAGTTCTCCATGCAAGTCTTTTACTCCAGATCCTAGAGTGTCCAGCCAACTGTTTAGGTTTTGTAACACCTCCTCCGGGAAAAAGGAATCTTCACTATTGTACAAGAACTTCTCGTACGCTCTCTTGAAGAAAGCTACAGACCCACCAATGCCCCCACTCTTTTCCGCTAAAGACTTTACCATGGGCAAAGTAGGAAATACCCTCTGCAATTCTTTGAGCTGGTATTCTACAGACCCTAGACACTCGTATCCAGGGATGCGACCACGGTGGTCTACAGACTGAGACATTGAAAAGATGTTATCCCCGATATAACACACTCTTTTCAGCAAGGTATCTAGTAGTAAGTTGATCGGGTCATACTCAGGACTAATTCTGTAACTATTATTAGTTTTTAAGAACTTGATATTGTTATTAACGCTAAGCCCGGTATTAAACCTAGCGTGAACAGGGTTGTAAGTAACTTTGGCTTGGGAGATATCTACACCGGCAGGCGCAGTCAGTCTGTGGTTAAAAGATAGGGTTCTGGCAATAGGGTCCAACAGTTTGAGACCCGGCATCCTGCCGAGTTCTGTCTTTGAGAAGAACAGCTTAGAAAAATTACCAAAATCTTCATTGATTGATTCACAAGTAGAGCACTCCCTGACACGAAGCGTGAACTCAGACATATAGTCCAAACTCCCTGCTACGGAGCCTTCATAGCCCCCGAAGTGCTCGGACTCAGCTAGCAAAGAACGGATTTTCTTGAAAACTAGCTTGCCTCCACCTCCGAATGTGTTCACCAAACCATCGATGTCAGATTCCGACCAGGACGAACTTCCCAACGGTGCATGGATTTTTGAATCGGAGGTAATACCGTTGATGTCTTCAGCTACTTTGAATTGCTCTCGATAGGTTGCGTTAAGTGTAGCAGAAAACAACTCGTTAAAGGTTTGGGTCTTGTCTAAGTGCTTAGATTCAAAAGGTAGCCACTCTTCCACCACAAACCTGTTGAAATTAATTCCCCTGTTGGCTACTGCGGTATAGAGTTTATTCTCGTGTAAAACGGTCGGTTCGTAAGATAGGCTTACACGGTTGAGAAGATTCTTTAAGCTTTTATCAGGTTCGTAGCTATCCCAGAGTTTACTCTTTGTAAAAAGAGTGTACATAACCCGAGCTGCCCTATCGATCTGCTTAGGGACTATGGTAAATTTGCTATCGGATACTTGATATTGCTTTACGTCCCAGAGTTCAGTGGAAAAAGACAGATAGGTATTATTCCTAACAGAATCCATTGTAAGGACCCGGTATTTTGTGAACTCTTCCTTTAGCTGTTTAGTAACTAACGCACTGTCTTTATCAACCCTGTCAAAAACAAGCCCTAATACTTCTTCTACGATGTCATTTCTAAAGTTAGAGATAACAACCAAGCCCAGTAACCGGTATCTGAGCGGGTCAATATTGATAGGACTTTCTTCTTTTATTAGCTGGGCGACCGTCTCTAGCAAAACTCCAAGGTCGGGTTTTAGAGAATTTTTATCTCTGAATTTGTCGTACTCGCGCAGAGAGTCCTCTAAAACAGCAGAGATATGCGTCTTAAAGTTCTCTATTTCAATCGTATACACAAGTTTACCCGACTCAGTGAACTTTAAACTTTTTCGGTTAAAGTAACTGGACATGGCAACTAACAACTCAGTGAAAAAAGTTCAAGTCGTTCTCGTAAGATCCAAGTCGGCTAATGGGACATCCGACATTAGTAAGATGACCTCTCACCTTGAGGGGTTGCTAACTGAGAAAGAGGGGGTTGACCTAAAAGTCCGAGCTAGTCTTACCGACGCAGTCCTTAAAGGATCAGACTATGTGGTATTCTGTGGGTACGATCTGGACTGCCTATCTGACCTGTTCAAAGCTCTGAGTTTTGTTGAAACGGCGGGCAATTTAGCACCGACTTTATTCCTATACGAGGAGCCTGGGCAGTCCATCCGTGAAGAAGTGGAACGGATTATCGTCCGGGGTCTGGATCTAAGACGCATTGGACCTGGTGCTTTTGGCAAAATCGTCGATTCCTGGACTTACCGTGATATTGTGGGTACAGTAGACCAGGAAGTCCGCCGGAGGAGCATTGGAAGAAACCTTGAAGATACTAGCTCTGCTGAAGGACCTAAAGCCGGAGATCCTGGACAGGATTCTGGAGTATGAGAAGTGGAAGGTCCAGGCGACTCTGGACCACGAGTATCGTCTGGTTGAATTGAAGACCGGTAAACGCCCACCGGTAGCGGCAGCGATAGAACTCGCACAAAACGATGTTGCAGTTGAGATTAGCGAAGACGATCTGATCTTCAACAAGATCAGTTCTTTCGGTCAATGCACTAGAGACCAGGTTAACAAAATATCCCGTACGAACATAGTTACCGCTGCCAAGGGGAAGGTTCAAGAGATTTTCCCTTCTTGGACGGAAGAATTTGTCCTCTCGCCCGAGTACAAGTCTATTAAAGGTAAGACTGACAAACAAAAAACTTACAAAGACATCCTTACGTTGTTGTTGTGGTCTAGTTGTTGCTTAGCCAGAGCTGCTCGCTGGCCCAAGTCTAAGGACATCAACAAGCTTGATTCGATCAAAGACTTGATCAGAGACTGTGCCGGTACTTTTGATGCACAAGTCTTGGCCGCTACGGTCGCGTTTACTATCAGAACTTGGGACGTCTATATTTTCACTGGGAGTGATAATGTACCTCCGGATGTATCTCTAATCGAAGAAGTTACCGGAGCTATTATTTTGTCCGACCCACCGGATATTATGGACTCACCTTTGTTTGTTGCATTCGCTTCGGAATTTCCCCATATCCCTGCTAATAACTTAAAAAGGTTAAAAACCATGTACGAACTTGATTCAGCAGATTTTGTAACTGTTGCTATGAGATTTCTCACTATGGATTTTGAAGTCAACCCGCCTCCTGACGTTAATCTTGACCCAGACTGCCCTTGGCGGGATTTCTGGCGAGAAACTTTCGCCGTAGACTACAGGGAAAAATGGGAAAACAAGGTTAAAGATATTGAAGAAATTACCGAATTGGAGCAAGAGGCATGGAACCAGGGATTAACATCCTCACAAACTCGGAACCTGTCATAGTAGACGGGGCTGTAGAAGCCATTCAGTCCTACTCGGAAGGCAAACTGACCCAGCAGGAGCTGTACGATAAAATCCTGAGTCTTGATGTCGTTTACGTTGACAGAAAGAAGTTTAAAGCTAGTGAAGAATAACCATTTCTAATGGATGAAAAAGACCTGAAAGGGTTTAGTATCAAGACGGGGTACTATGACAGATATTACGCTCTAGGGGTTTCTCAGGGTAACCTTGCAGGTCACAAAGCTGACCCGTATTCGTATACAGGTCTACCTAGCCTAACTGCCGGTGTTATCCTCCCCCGACGTGATGACATCCTCCTTGAGGAGGCTGGGGGTGGTGCTCGTGCCATTGAGCAATACATGCGGCTGTTTATTGACAGCCAGGTGCTTGCTGCGTGGGAGAAGTTAACTGGTGAAATCATCCAACGTAAATGGGAGGTATTCCCAGTATCAACTTCGGACCGGGATGAAGAAGTAGCAGAGTTTGTTCGTCAGGTAATCTATAATATGGGTAGTAATACCCGTCAATCTTACGGTAAGGACATGCTAGTGAGTTCTAACTCAGCTTTTAATAGCTTTGTCCGAGGCATGTGCGAATCCCTCATCTTGGGGATCTCTATCGGTGAGATCTGTTGGATGAAGCAAGGGGACTATGTCATCCCATCTGAAATTAAAATTCGCGACCCGAGAAGATTCTTATTCATCTTGAATGAAGACGGCAGTGTTAGCCCACGTTTGTTGACAGTATCGTCTCCTGTCGAAGGTATGCCTCTGCCTATGAGGTCTATGGTCATCCATAGACACTGGGCGTTCAGCAACTTCATGGACCCGTATGGTACGGGCTTAGGCAGACAGCTCTACACGCTGGTTGATTTTCGTCGCACGTTAATGAGCTTCTGGCTTCAATATGCTGACAAACATACCACACCTACAGCGGTAGGTAAATTCACCCTTGGCACACCAGAGGAAGAGATTAAAAATCTATTCACTGCGTTGCAACGTCTGGGTCAAGAGACCGCTGTTGTTATCCCTGACGAGATGGATATCAAATGGCTTGAATCAAGTGCAGGTCGGCCGGAGATCTATGAGAATCTGATCAATTACGTAGACCAGCAGATTAGCTTTATTATAAGCGGTGAAACCACCGTAGGTCAGGAGACCGGCTCCGTTGGTAGTTTTGCTCGCGATCAGGTCGCTGACTCTGTGCGTATGCGTAAAGCCAAAGCCTTCTCCGAAGAGCTGGACGAAACACTCAACGCAACGTTTATTCGCTGGATTGTAGAACTTAACTATCCCGGCGCACCTATTCCACGTTTTCGTAGAAACTTTGAAGACCTTGAACAGCGAGAAGACCCGGTAAAAGTCGTCCAGTTGATCAGCCAACTTACTGCTATTGGGTATAATGTCGGCGACCTAGACTGGTTGCGGGATAAACTTGAAATCCCCTCACTGCAGAAGTCTGAAATGCCACTTGGTGGTATGGGGGGTATGGGTGAAGGAGACATTGCCAAACAGCTCGTTCCTCATACCGAACTTAATTTCTCCGACTTTGATGATTCCGGAGACCTTAAAGACCAAACCAAAAAGGATAAATTGTCGAAGATTATCGCTTCGCGCTTCCTTGGTGTTAACGATGAGATCACTTGGGATCGTATTATTATCGATCCTACTGATAACGAGAATGAGATGGATAGAATCCGTATTAATGAGTACACCTCGCCGGGTTCGATTATCTTTACTATCAAACGCCTCATCGAGGAGATTCGCAACCTGCGTAGCAAAATCCCTGACGAGTATACTGCGGAATACTCCATGGTACGTCAGGACATTGGTGATTTCGACTCAATGTTGCGTCGTGACCAGGCTTTTGCCGAAGACGAGATTAAAGGTCTTATTGAGATCTACCAACGAGCTTACAGGTTAAACAGAGCTATTGTCCACAAAGACTACGTTGTAATCAGACCTAACGAGGTTGGATACTGGTCTCACTTTGCTCCCTACTTTATGTAGGTTTAAAGATTCTTAGAACACTATTCTCTCACCATGCTTAGTTATAAGCCAATTACTCAGTCCCAGTTTTGGGTACAAGCATCTCCTTTCGCTCACTTTTTCACCACTTTCACTGGTATCAAAGATACTGCCGCTGTATCCCAGTATTCTGACGGTGTAAGAGCAAGGATGTTCCAGATCAAAGGTCCTAAGACCCTGTCCGAGGCTACTATCACCTGCCCGTTTGATCCCCGTAAACATTACGACATTGTCGATTTCTGGAAGAACTACGGTTGTGAGTTTATCACGATTCAGATCACCCCTGTCGAGTGTGGCGACGACCCTCAACCCATCGGTAATCGCACCATCCTAATCCCCGATGCTCAAATCACCGCTCTGACATTTGGCGCTGTTGACCGTACTTCTGGTAATACGTCTACCATCGAACTTACGTTCGTAATGGATACCTTCACGTTCAACTGACCTAGCGGCACAGGTAAAGTCGCACCAGGGGGATTATTCCCCCTTTTTTTAACTATTGAGATCTTCCATGTCAACTGCAGATTTTATCTCAAGTGCGGTCTCTGGTAATGCACCTCTTACCGTGCACTTCACGGGACTGTCAGACGATGCCACGAGCTGGGAGTGGGATCTGACAGGAGATGGAACGACCGACGGTACGGGAAAAGACATATCTTATACATATTCGTCTCCAGGGAGGTATACTGTAAGTCTTACAATTAGTGACTCTCAACCTACACCGGGTACTTTCACAAAAAGCAAAACTCACTATATTCATGTAACAACTTCTGATTTTGATATTGACAGGGTTGACACATGCCTGAGTAAAGACGCTCTTCAAGAGCTTAGCTCTATGGAGATAGACATTCCCAGCAAAAAAAGGTGTACGGTATTAAATACTAATAGTTGTGATATGTCTCTAGGTCAGCTTCTTGAGACTTACCCTGTCTTTGCTAACCCTGCTTCGCAAGAAAGATTATACGATAACGAGGAGAAAGTCCTATTTTTCGATGCGTACGGGTACAAAGCCACGTTAAAGCAGGCTAATGAGAGTATCAATTCCAATGCTGATGGGTTGGACCAAAGCAAATGGACGGTGTTGTGTGAGTTAAAACTCCAGGACGGGTATGAACCTGAAGATGCTTATGCTATCTACAACTCATATACACAACTAGACCTCCGGAGTTATTGGACCCGTTGGGGCAGAGCTGCCGGGAAGTGGGGACAAGCAGATTCTACATGGTCAGCAGGTCAAATCGACAAAGAATATATCTACCGAAAAGGTGATGTCTACCATGTTTTAGGAGAATGTGAGGACGTAATCTGTATTTATATGGTTACTGATGATGTGTTACCAGGTGAAACGTTAGCAGGTAGGTCCGAAGTACTGAGGTGTGCCAATACCGGGTTTCAAAAATGTGTGGGGTACCAAAGAAAAAAATCTCCTAAAGATCTGTACGAAGTTGTCCAAATAGGTTCTCGGTGCGATTACATTGAGGTACCGGTCAAGTACACACCACCTAGACCTTTGCTCAACGGCTGGAGAAAGTGCTAGTTTAAAGCTAGGGTAGCAGTTTATATTCCGTGTCAAACCCTTGCGATTGTAACGGCCCCGGCGGCAGGATTTATAAAACCAAAGGGGATTGCATTGGTTCCCCTAGTGGGTTTTTTGATCAGAAAAATACTATAAATAATATCTTTGAGTATATTAGTAATTATTAC